TTCATGCCGACAATACAGAGCATTTATACAAATCTAGCCATATTCCTATTGTTAAAAATCTTCAAAAGAAGATGAAAAAAGGTGAATATGACCAGGGCAAGGCTCGTAAATTGTGGGCTTATCATGCTGATCGTGCAGCTCAAGATTACGCAAAACAACATGGTTCAAAAGATACCCCTTGGCACAAAATGTTTACTCCTGAGCATCGCAGAGAGGCAGCTCATCATTTTGAAAGCCTGCATCGTGAGCAAGTAAAAGACGATACAAACTTTAAGTAATATTGTTTTAAATAAGATTTAGTGGTAAAAAAGAAGTGTTGTAAATCTACCAATGGATTCATTGGGTAAAATCTTGAGGAAAACTCATGGCAGAAGCACAAGTAGTAGAAGCAAAACAAGCTAGTAATGTAGTAACTAGTGAGAATTTAACTGAATGGACATTGAATCGCATGGGTTTAGCTGGCGAAGATGCTCCTGTTGAGGCTGAAGCAGTAGAGGAAACTCCTGTATCAGAGCCGACAGAAGATGACGAACAGAGTGAACACGATCAAGAGCCTGAAGGTAAAGCAACAGAGGAACGGAAACAAAATCCTAAACTCGAAAAGCGGTTTTCAGAGCTAACTAAGGCTCGTAAATTGGCGGAAGAAAATGCTGCCAAGGCACAAGCTGAAAAAGAGCAACTGGAAGCTAGACTTAGGGAATATGAAGATAGGCAAGCTCCTCAACAGCAACAAGTTGATGAGAGTCCAATCGGCAGAGAACCTAGGGCAGATCAATTTGATGATGCTTTTGAATATGCAAAGGCATTAGCGGAATGGTCAGCAGAGAAAGCGTTGTATGACAGGGATCAGCAAGAAGCTAATCGCAAAGTAGAGGAAGAAAGACAAAAAGTCCTAAAGACTTGGTCTGAAAAACTTGAAAAAGCGAAGCCAAATTTAGCTGATTTTGATGAAGTGATTGAATCTACTCAGGTCGTTGTAAGCAATGAAGTGAGAGATGCAATTATTGAGTCTGATGTAGGGCCTGAGATTCTTTATCATTTAGCTAGTCTAGATGGCGAAGAAGCTGATAAGTTCCAAGCATTGCCTGTTCACAAAGCTCTTAGAGAGATTGGGAAATTGGAGGCTCGGTTTGAGAAGCAGGAAGCTGCTGAAGAAACTGCCGTTAGAAGTAAGCCTGTTGTTCAGAAGTCAAAAGCGCCTGCTCCTCTCAGCCCATTAAAGGCTACTGGAAGCGCAATGGAATCACTAATTGGCTCAGATAATGAGTTTCATGGTTCATTCCAAGCGTGGAAAGCAGCTCGAAAAGCAGGGAAGATTAGGTAAATCCCCTAATTTCTTTTAAGGAAAAAAGAAAATGAGTAATACTTTATTAACCATTAGCAAGATCACTAACGAAGCGTTGATGGTCTTGGAAAACGAACTAACCTTCACTTCTGAAGTAGATCGTAATTATGATGACCAGTTCGCAGTTGTTGGCGCAAAGATTGGTAACACAGTCAATGTCCGCAGACCAGGTCGTTTCATCGGTACTACAGGCCCTGCATTGAATGTTGAAGATTTCAACGAAACTTCAGTACCTGTAACTCTTTCAACTCAGTTCCATGTGGATACACAATTCACAACTCAAGACTTAGCTTTGTCTTTGGATATGTTCTCTGATCGTGTTCTTAAGCCAGCAGTTGCTGCTATTGCCAACAAAATCGACTTAGATGGTTTGACAATGGCTAAAAATGCTACTTACAACACAGTAGGTACAGCAGGCACTCCTCCAACAGGCTTGATTACTTTCTTGAACGCTGGCGCATACCTTGATTCTGAAGGCGCTCCTCGTGATGGTCGTAGATCAGTAATCATCGATCCATTCTCAAGCGCAACTATTGTTGATAGCTTGAAAGGTTTGTTTGTTCCACAAGAAGCGATTTCTACTCAATATCGTAAAGGTTTGATGGGTCGTGACTCTGCTGGTATGAACTGGAAGATGGATCAGAACATTGTGAACCAAACTTACGGCTCTTTTGCTGGTACAGCTACTTGCAATGTGACCACAGCTACTGGTTTCTTAACTAGCGGTTGGGCTTCAAATGCAAACATTAGCATTACTGCTACTGGTGCTGTTAGCTTGAACCAAGGCGATACATTCACTATTGCTGGTGTTTATGCTGTAAACCCACAAAATCGTCAGTCTTATGGCAAGTTGCGTAACTTTGTTGTGAACACAGCCGTTAGCGGTACAGATGCTGCAATTACAGTTAATGTAAGCCCAGCTCCTATCTCTGCTGGTCAGTTCCAAAACATTAGCGTAACAAGCTCAGGCGCACAAGCTGTTACTTTCTTCAACAAAACTGGTGTAACTAGCCCACAAAACATCCTTATGCACAAAAATGCGTTTACTCTAGCAGTAGCGGATCTTGAGTTGCCTGAAGGTGTTCACTTTGCTGGTCGTGCTTCAGACAAGGAAATCGGTCTTTCAATGCGTGTAGTTCGTCAATACACAATTAACAATGACTCAATTCCTACTCGTTTAGATGTTCTTTATGGCTGGGCCCCACTCTACCCTGAGTTGGCTTGCCGTATCGCATCTTAAGCATTAATCGCAGGGGGTAAAACCTCTGCTTTTTAACCATTTTTTAAGGAAAATTATCATGTCTAATCCAGGCCCAGCTTCAACAGTAACCCCTGTATATCTATTCAACGGCAATGCTGCTGATGGTATTTTGTTAGGTATCGCAGGCGGTGAAATCGGCTTTTATGGCGAAACTCCAGTAGTTCAGGCTTCTGCTATTACTACCATTGCTGATACAGCAAACGGCACAGTAATTGCAACGGCTGTAAACGCTATCATCACAGCGTTGAAGAACATTGGTATTACTGCTTAATAGCTAAATGTTATAAAACTAACCTCTCCCTTAAAAAAGGAGGGGTTTTTTCTTTGTGAAGGAAAGAAAATGACTCATGTAATGATTGCTATTCCTGCATATACAGGAACAGTTCATATTGGAATGATGCACAGCCTCATAGATGACTTGATTCAATTGGTCGCTAGAGGAGATAAATTTACCCTGGTTGATGACATTGGCAATGCTTTGATTGCTGATTGTCGAGGAGTAATTGCCACTAATTTCTACCATTCAGATTGTGACCAGCTTGTTTTTATTGATTCTGATGTCTGTTGGGAAAGAGGAGCGCTCTTAAAACTCATAGACCATCCTGTTGATTTGGTCGCAGGAATATATCCAACAAGGGTTGAGCCTGTTAAATACATGGTCAAATATTTGGATAAACCTCAGTTATGGGCTGATCCAGTCACTAAATTATTGGAAGTAGAAGCTATTCCTGCTGGATTTACCAAATTTAGCCGTAATTGCATAGAAAAGATGATTGAAGCATTTCCTGAGAAATACTTTCATGCAAGCGCCAAAGATAATGAGTTTTACCCATTATTTGATTCATTTGTAGTGGATCGAGATGGTCTTAAATTCAAGCATGGTGAAGATTACAGTTTTTGCTATCGTTGGCTATCAATAGGCGGAAAAGTATGGATTGATCCTGAAATAGGAATGGGACATATTGGCTTAAAAGTTTTTGAAGGACATCTAGGAAACTATTTGCGAAACAGATAATATGGAGTAAACTTAATCAGCCTAAATAGGCATCACAAACCCCTTTGCAAAGGACAAAAAATGACTTCAAATACTAAAGCCGTAGGTGTATCTTACGCAGATCCATTATTAGACAGCATCACTCTTTCAACTGGTTCAGTTGAGATTCTAGCCCTTGATATTGCTATTACAGACAATGTAACAACAACAACTTCTCCTAAAAACAGCCTAGCCGTTACTTCTAACGCTACTGGCACAGGCAAATTGTGGATGTCTGATGGTTCTAAGTGGCAACAGTTAGCAACTATCTAAGGATAAATTATGTCTAATACTACTGTTTTGCGAATTGCAGGCAGAACAACTACCTTGTCGGTGGCAGCGACTGCTCATGCAGCAGTTACTGTTTCCGCAGTTGGTGGTAGTGTTCTAAGCAATTACGCATCGTTTTTAAATACTGGTGCTAATACTGTAGCCGTTGAGATTTCTCCAGTTGGAGTAACTGCAACAACAGCTTCTATTGGCGCTGATGGTGCAACAGGCTCATTTATTTTGCCAGCCTCTATGACAGTTCCTATTGTTTTGTCTGTTCCTGCAAATTCTTTCCAAGTTTCAGCTATTGGTTCAGCAGCAGGCCCAGCATTAATTTATGTAACTCCATTGAGCAATCAATCGTAATATTTCGCCAAAGAAGGATGCTTTATGGCTAATCCAGCAGAATCTGAAGTTCAGAATCTATTGCCTGTTCAGGCTTATTTTGATGCTCAAGGTAATTTTCAAACCTTTATTGGTCAAGGAAGGCCGTTTTATGCAACTGCTAATCCTAATCAATCAGGTTTAAACATTACCAGTAGCACAATAAACAGCACAACGATTGGCGCAATAACTCCTTCAACTGGTGTTTTTACTAATATTGCAACAACAACAGGTACTATTTCAACTCAAGCTGTAGGCGCTACTGATATAGTCAATTTATTGGCTTTGCAGTCTTATGCTGCTGGAATTAGTTGGAAGCAACCATGCGTTTGTGCAACTTTGGCAAATATTACTTTGTCAGGATTGCAAGAGATTGATGGTCATACAGTAGTTGCTGGTGATCGAGTATTGGTAAAGAACCAGGCAACTGCTGCTAATAACGGCATTTACTTGGCTTCTGCAAGCACTTGGACAAGAGCTTTAGATGCAAATTCTTGGGATGAGCTAATTTGCGCCATTTCTTTTATTGAATATGGTACTCAAGCTGGTGGAGCATGGTTTTGTACGGCACAAGCTGGCGGAACATTAGGTGTAACGGCTGTAAACTGGGCGCAATTTACCACTTCAGCGACTTACTCTGCTGGCACAGGATTAACTCTTACTGGTTCAGTATTTAGCATTACTCCAGTAGGAACAGCCTCTACTTATGGTTCAGCAAGCACAGTTCCAGTATTTACAACTAATGCAAGCGGACAAGTTTCTAGCGTAACAAATACCAATATTGCTATTGGAGCAACTCAGATTACAAGCGGAACAATTGATTCTGCTAGGCTAAGTGGTGCATATAGTGGTATTACTGGACTAGGAACTCTTACTGATTTAACAGTTACAAACACAATTTCAGGCTCAATTAATGGTAATGCTGCAACTGCTACAACAGCAGGATCAGCTACAACTGCTACTACTGCGACAAATATTGCAGGCGGAGCTTCAGGTTCAATACCTTATCAAACAGCCTCAAGCACTACTGCTTTGCTTGGAGCTGGATCAAATGGACAAGTTCTTACTTTAGCTTCAGGAATTCCATCTTGGGCAACTCCTACAACTGGCACAGTAACCTCTGTAAGCGGAACTGGAACAGTATCAGGAATTAGCCTTTCAGGAACTGTAACTTCTAGCGGTAGTTTGACTTTAGGCGGAACTTTAGACCTTTCAAGCCCTCCTGCTATTGGCGGAACTTCTGCTAATACTGTTCGTGGAACAACTGTTACTGCTACTTCTAGCTTTGTAAGTTCTTATTTTGATGCTTCAGGATCAGGTGGCGGTGCATTGCGTAACGCTAGTGGAACTGCTCAGATTCAATGGGGTGGTGGCGGTGGCAATAATGTCAGCATTGATGTATCTGCTAATTTAAATGGTTCTAATGCTCAAATTGACATTAGCCCTACTGGAACAGGTCATGTTCATATTAATCCTGCTGGATCAGGTTCAGTTCAAATTGCTCCTACTTCTGCTGGAACAATGGACAACTTGGTTATTGGTGGAACAACTCCTTTAGCTGGAACATTTACTACATTAAGAGTTAATAACACTATTTCTTTGGCTGGATCTACAGGAACAAGCGGTTATGTTTTAACTTCTAATGGAGCATCAGCTCCAACATGGTCAGCGCTTCCAGCTTCAGGCATCACAATCACAGACGATACAACCACTAATGCAACTCGTTATTTAGCGTTTACAAGCGCTACAAGCGGTTCTATTACTGGTCAAAATGTAAGCTCTACAAAACTACAATTTAATCCTTCAACAGGAGTTTTAACATCAACTAGCTTTACTGGAGCAGGCACAGGTTTAACTGGAACTGCATCTAGTTTATCTATTGGTGGTAATGCTGCAACTGTAACTAATGGAGTTTATACAACAGGAACTCAAAGTATTGGTGGTGTTAAAACTTTTACATCTGATCTTAATTTAAGCGGAACTGCGCCTCGTTTCTTCTTTGCTGATACCAATGGAACAACTTTTTCGTTATACAACGACTCTAATGTTTTTTATCTTTTAAATAGTGGCGGTAGTACTTTACTTCAATGTGATACATCAGGTAACTTTACTGCTGTAGGTAATGTGACAGCTTACTCTGATGAACGATTAAAGAAAGATTGGGCTTCAGTAGAATCTAATTTTATTGAGCAATTAGCACAAGTTAAATCAGGAACATATACTCGTATTGACTCAGGCGAAAGACAAGTAGGTGCTTCTGCTCAAGATATGCAAAAGATTCTTCCTGAATCAGTATTGGATGGCGAACATTTATCACTTGCTTATGGTAACGCTGCTTTAGTTGCTGCAATTGAATTAGCAAAGCAAGTTGTTGATCTTAAGAAAGAAATTGAACTGTTAAAGGCTAAATAATGCCATTACCATCATCAGGAACTCTTACTATGGCTCAGATTAATTCTGAGTTTGGTAGAGGTAATAATTTAAACGCTTATCGTGGAACTACTTATTACACATCAAGCGCAGGCCCTTTTACATTCCCAAGCGGAACTATCAGTTTCAGTAATTTTTATGGAACTCAATTAGCTGCTCCAACATATTCTGTTGAATACTATGTTGTTGCTGGCGGTGGCGGTGGTGGTAACGGCCCTGGTCAATGGGGTGGTGGCGCTGGTGGCGGTCAAGTTTTAAATAGCACATATAGTGTTACCCCTGGGACAGGATACTCAATTACAGTTGGTGGTGGTGGTGCAGCTGCAACAAACGGAACAAACTCTGCTTTTGCAGCGGTAGCGACATCTAATCGAGGAGTCGGAGGCGGTACAAAAGTATCAGGCGCTTCAGGTAGTGGTAACGCAGGCGGAACTAATGGTGGTGGCGGTGGCGGTCAAGGCGGTGTTGGTGCTAATGATGGAGGCGGTTTTGATGGCGCTGCTGGAGGTGCTGGTGTTAATTCATCTGTATCAGGTTCTTCTGTAAACTATGCTGCTGGTAGCGGTGGAGGCGGACATCCTTATAATGGTGGCGCTGCTGGCGGTGCATCCGCAGCTGCTGGTGGTAATGGCGGTAATACTGGCGGAAGCGCACCTGCTAATCGAGGTGGTGGCGGTGGTGGCGGTGGTTATAACGCTAATGGTGGGCCAGGCGGTTCAGGTATTGTTTATATTAAATACTCAGGAAGTCAAAGGGGAACAGGCGGTACAGTTACCAGTTCAGGTGGTTACACAATACATACATTCACATCTTCAGGAACATATACGGCTTAAAAATGGCACATTTTGCTCAACTTGATGAAAATAATATTGTTTTAGAGGTTGTTGTCATTTCTAATGCAGACATTGATAATCTTCCTTTTCCTGAAAGCGAACCAGTTGGTATTCAGTTTTTAAATTCTTGGTCAGGTCAGGTTTTGATTTGGAAACAAACTTCATACAATGGCAATTTTAGAAAAAATTATGCAGGCATTGGCTATTCTTATAATTTAGAAAAAGATGCGTTTATTGCGCCTCAACCATATCCATCTTGGCTTTTAAATGAAAATACTTGCCAATGGTATCCTCCTGTTCCTGCTCCTAAATTCGATATACAAAATCCTGTTTATTACCAATGGGATGAATCAACTTTAAGTTGGGTGGCGCAAAATGATTAATTTTGAATGGGAATTTGAGCAAATATTTACTTCTAATGGTCAATTAAGCCAAGTTGAGTATTTATTAACTGGATCTGATGGCGAATTTTCTGTTTCAACGCATGGAACTCATGAATTTAAGCAAGGTACAGTTATTAAACCTTTAGAAGAAATTGTTGAGTCAGATATTCGCAGATGGATAGAAAAAGACACTACCCAAGATGATGTAAACCTTCTAAAATCAAACATAGAAAATCAGATTAATTACCTAAAAAATGCTCCTAAAAAAGCAAATTTGCCTTGGTTAGCTGATACCTTTACCATTGGATAGGAACTATCATGACAAAACCAATTGACATTATCAGTAGAGCATTAAAAGACATTGGAGCTTTGGAAGCTGGAGAACAACCTTCAGCAGATTCGGCTAAAGATGCTTTTGAGATGATGAATGACCTTATAGACCAATGGTCAAATGAGGACATGATGGTTTTTAACATTACTGAGATTATTTTCCCAGTAATTGCAGGACAAGTTCAATATACGATAGGCCCTGATCCATCAACAGCAAACTTTGTTGGAGCTAACTTTACAGGTACTTTTTCAGGTAATGTAATGACAGTTACTGGTATTAACTCAGGAGCTGTAGCTCAAGGGCAATATTTAAGCGGTCAAGGCATTACAGAAGGAACTCGTATTGTTAGAAATTTAACTGGAGCTGGCGGTAATGTTAATGAACAGGGAACATATCTTTTAAATATTGTCCAAGGTGTTCAAACCCCAGTATTTACAGGATCTATTTCAGGAACAACCTTAACTGTTACGGCTGTTACTTCAGGCGCAGTCAATATTGGCTCAGTTATTAGCGGAACTGGTGTTACTGCTGGGACTACCATTACTGCATTAGTAAGCGGAACTGGCGGAACTGGAACATATACAGTAAGCGCCTCTCAAACTGTAGCCTCTACAACTATTACAGGAACTATTGTTGATTCAACAATAACTGCTTACTATCAAAAGCCATTAGGAATAGATTCTGCCTATGTAAGAGTAAATACTAGCTCAAATGGTCAGCCTATTGCTAATGGTGGTTTGGATTACCAAATGGCAGTTTTGGCTTTGGATAACTACAACTCTATTGGTCTAAAAACTCTAAACGGCCCTTGGCCTAAAGCTGTTTATTTCAATCCAAATGAGCAGTCAGGAAATATTTTCTTATGGCCTAATCCATCTCAAGGTGAAGTCCATTTGTTTGCTCAAACTTTGTTCAGCAACTATGGCACTATGTATGATGACATAGTCCTGCCACAGGGCTATTCAATGGCTCTTAGATGGTGTTTGGCAGAGCGTTTGATGCCGATGTATGGCAAAGCCTCTCCAACTCAAATAAGCATGATTAATGCTTATGCTGCACAAGCTAAAGCAACTTTAAAACGAACAAATATGAAACCAATGCAGACTGCTCAATTTGCAGATGCAATGCTTTCAAGCCGTCAAAAAGATGCTGGTTGGATTCTTAATGGTGGATTTTTTAGATAAGGCTAGAAAATGGCAGATTTTGGCTTTGTTGGTTCAGCTTATGAAGCTCCATCCATCTATCAAGATGCACAGGAGTGTATAAACTTTAGGCCTGAGATTGATCCCACTAAGCCTCCAGGCTCTAGGGGTGTAGTTGCACTTTATCCAACTCCAGGCTTAACCAATGTGATAACCCTTCAAACTGCTCAAACAGTTCGAGGAATGAGAGCTATTTCAGGTCAAGATTACCTTGTTGCAGTATGTGGCCCTTATGTTTATGTAATGGGCGCAGACTTTACGGCAACTATTATTGGTCAATTAAATACTTCAACAGGTCAAGTTGGCATTACAGATAATGGCATAAATGTCTATATTGTAGATGGCACTTATCGTTACACTTGGCGCATTTCTAACCCAAATTCTGCTGTTTTTGAAGGCACAATTAGCGGAACAACTCTTACTGTAACTAGAGTTCTTTCAGGCACTATTGCAGCAAGTCAGTCTTTGTTTGGTGTAGGAATTTCAAATCAAACTGTTATTGTTAGCGGATCAGGAAGCACTTGGACTTTAAATCAAAGTCATACAATTGGAACTGCTATTACGATGAACTCAGCGACAGTTGCCTCAGTTTTTACAGGGTCAATGTCAGGAACAACTTTAACAGTTAGCGCTATAACAAGCGGAACTTTATATGTTGGACAAACTATTGAAGGTTCTACAGTAACATCTAAAACAATTATTACTGCTTTAGGTAGCGGAACTGTTTTAAGCGAAACGATTGCTGCTGGCGGAACAGGTTATGCAGTCAATGAAAATATAACTGTTTTGGGTGGTGTTTATGGGTCTAGTCCTGCTACTTATACAGTTACATCTATTGGAGGTTCAGGCGCTGTAACAGGACTTACAAGGACTTTTTCAGGTCAATACACTTCTAATCCTTCAAATAATGTTTCAACTTCTTCCGATGGAGCAGGAACAGGATTAACTCTTACTTTGACTTTTGGAACAGGAACTGGATTTACTGGTAACTATGTTATCAACAATAGCCAAACTGTTACATCTAGAACTATGTATGCGCTTAATTTTAGCGAACTTCCTGCTACTGATGGCGCATTTACAGGAGCTTCTTCTGTTGATGTTGTTGATAACTATTTTGTTTATAACAGACCTAATACTCAACAATACGCATCTTCAGACCTTCTTTCTCCTATTACTTATGGATTAGCTTTTGCTAGTAAGTTCACAGGCCCTGATGATTTAGTTTCATTAATTGTGGATCATGGTCAGATATATTTATTGGGCGAAAAAACTTCAGAAGTTTGGGCAGATGTAGGAACTTTCCCATTCCCTTTCCAAAGAATCCCAGGCGCATCTAGTCAGCATGGAATAGCTGCACAATTTAGCATGGCTCGATTTGGCAACTCATTTGCTTATGTTTCAAGAAATGATCGTGGTCAAGCTGTTATTGTGCAAATGAATGGTTATTTCCCACAAAGAATATCTACTCATGCCGTAGAAAATACTCTTGTTAATCAGGATATAAGCGATGCGGTAGCTTATACATATCAGCTTGAAGGACATGAATGTTATGTAGTTAGTTTCCCTAGCCTTGAATTAACTTGGGTTTATGATGGTTCTACTCAAATGTGGCATAAATGGCTTTGGTGCGATAACCAAAACAACTTTAAGCGACATAGATCGAATTGTTCAGCCTTTTTCCAAGGTCAAGTATTGGTAGGCGATTGGGAAAATGGTCAAATTTATAGGCTCGATCCTAATAACTATACCGATAATGGACAGCATATTCGCAGAGTTAGAAGATGCCCTCATTTGGTTACGGACTTTCAGCGCCAATATTTTGATGAATTGCAGATTCAGTTCCAGCCTGGTGTTGGATTGCAAGGTGTTGAAACATTTCCTTTAGGTTCAAATGACATTGGCATTAACCCTCAAGCTATGCTCCGTTGGTCTAATGATGGCGGTTCTACTTGGTCGAATGAACATTGGGCTGGTATTGGTAAAGTTGGAAAATACCAAAATCGTATTATTTGGAGAAGATTAGGTTGGGCTAGAGATCGAATTTATGAAGTTGTAGTTACTGATCCTATTAAGGCAGTAATCATTTCTGCAAACTTAAAAGCATCTGTAGGGGAAAACTAATGGCTAATCAAATATGGGGGCCCAGCCAAGATAATCCTTATCCACAGACTGAGTTTATGGATGAGCAGACCAAAAGACCTACTAGAGCATGGCAAATATTCTTTTCAAATCTGCTAAATTTCACTAGAACAGCGCCTTCAGCATCATCAGGTGGTGCTGTTTTGCCTACAAATCCTGTTGGTTTTGTTGAAATTACAGTTAATGGAAAAATAGTTAAAGTTCCTTATTACAATGTCTAACCTTCAAATCATTACTGAAGAAAAGGTGCAAACCTTAGAAAAGCACTTTTTAAATGAAAAGCAGGCTGATTGCCCTGTAACTCATATATTTGCTCCAAATATCTATATTAGACAGGTAGCCATTCCAGCAGGAACTTTTTCGATTGGTCATTATCAGACTACTGAGCATCTAAATATTATGCTCAAAGGTCGAGTAACAATGGTTAATGAAGATGGTTCTCATTCAGAATTAGTCGCTCCTCAGACCTTTGTAGCAAAGCCAGGTCGTAAAATTGGCTATATTCATGAGGATATGGTTTGGCAAAATGTCTATTCAACCAATGAAACTGATGTTGAAAAGCTAGAAGCCATGTTTTTGCATAAAAGCATTACTTGGCAAGAACATCAAAAATCACAGGAATTGCTTCTTACTTTAGACAATTCTTCAGATGTTGCTGATTACTATTTGGCAATCGCAGAATATGGTTTTGACCATGAAACAGTCAGAAAACAGACAGAAAACCTAGATGATCAGATTCCTATGCCTTTTGGCGATTACAAGATAATGATTGCCAATTCAAAAATTGATGGAAAAGGTGTATTTGCAACAGGAAATATTGAAGAAGGAGAGATTATTGCTCCAGCTCGTATTGATGGCAAAAGAACACCAGTTGGAAGATATACAAATCATTCAAAAAGTATTAACGCAATCATGGTTTTAAGGGATAATGGAAACATTGATTTGGTAGCAAAAAAGGCTATTAGTGGATGCCAAGGCGGAAATTTAGGTCAAGAAATTACTATTGATTATCGGCAAGCCATTAGCCTTGCAATAAGGAGAGATTAAATGTCAGGAGTCGCAACAGCAATCGTAGCAGGATCAGTAATTACTGGTTCATTAAGCGCAGGCGCACAGAAAAAAGCTGCTCAAACTCAAGCAGATGCAGCAGCTAGAGCGCAAGATCAATTGTTGGCTGCTGGAGAAGAAGGAAGTAAAGGCTACTCTCCTTACACAGATATTGGTAAAACTGCCTTATCTGATATAACTGCCAATAAAGATTATTTTACTCGTCAATTTAATAATCAAGATTTAAACAATTATTTAGCGCCTGGTTATGAATTTAGACTTGGTCAAGGTCAAAGAGCTAATTTACAAGCCTCCAATGCTACTGGTGGAATGGTTGGCGGTAACGCTTTAAAAAGCCTTCAAGATTACAGCCAAAATTTTGCATCAGGTGAATACGGAACTGCTTTTAATCAGTTTCAAACTCAAAGAACAAATATTTATAACCAACTAAGCGATATTGCTAAGATGGGTCTTACTGCTCAACAAGGAACTGCAAACGCACTTATTGGAACTGGGACAAACATTGCTAGTATTACTAGCGGTCTTGGTAATGCTCAAGCTGCATCACAAATTGGTCAAGCCAATGCTATAGGCGGAGCTGTTCAAGGCGCTACAAACGCTGCATCTTATTACGCTATGAACAACATGAATAACCCAGCAGCTATGCAAGCTCAATTGACTGCTGGCGGATACGGCTCTAATGCTTATAACAATTACGCAACTAATCCATCTGTAAATCCAGCTTCAACAGAATTTATTGGCCCTAGAGTAGCTTAAGGAATGAATATGCCATCAATTACTCAAATTGCAGATCCAAGCATTTATCAAACGCAATCAGCGCCTACAAAGGGAATGTCTTTACAAGAGCTTACTGATCTTGGAAGAACATCTACTGCTTTGCAAAAAGAAAAGGCTTTATTGCCTTCAGCTATAGAACAAGGTCAAGCCCAAGCTAAAACTGCTGTATTGCAAGCTGATACAGCCAAGTTAGAAAATAATTACAAGCATATTCAAAGCATTATTCAACAACAGCAAACTTTGCTTACAAAGCCTGATTTAACTGCTGATGACATTATTAAGTCAGCCACAGAACAAGCTAATCGATTTGGCGCACCTAAAGAAGCTGTAGATCAGGCTTTGGCAGGAATCCCTGTTAGTGGATCTCCATCTGAATTAAGGTCATATTTAGCTACTAATTTAGCTAAAACTTTAACTGCTCAATCTCAACTTGAAAAAATGTATCCAGGCGGTGTATTGCCTTCTCAGTTGCCTGCTGGTGGTTATCAGCCAGCTCAAGGAACTACTACAGAAGGTGGCGCTACAAAAGGTGTTACTGCGGATCAAATGTCGCAACCATCTAAATCTGAGTTTAGTAAGCCAGTTAAATTGTCTTATCCTGTAAGAATGGCTGGTCAAGCCTATACAGCACTTCCACAAGAAGAAAAAGATCGTGAAGTTGGAACTGCTACTAAAACAGCTTTGATTGCTCGTCAAGCAGAACTTCCATCAGCTCAAAGAACTATTAACGAAACAATTAAAAAAGCTGCTGAACTTGAAAAAGAAGAATGGGCGCAAGGCGCTGGCTTCATGGGTAAAGCAGGAAGAAATCTTTCTACATTCTTAGGAACTGAACAAGGTATTCGTTACAAAGAACTTTCTAAAGACTTGGCTAATGCTCAAATTGCAAACATTCAAGCATCAGGCGGTTCATTAGCTACTGATGCTGGCAAGCAATTAGCTGCTATGGCTAATGGCGATGTAACTTATCCTCCAAAAGTATTGATTGAAATTGCTCGTAGAACTCAAGCAGATATGAACGCTTTGGATTCAAAAGCAACGGCAATTAAAAAGTTCTCTGATAGATTTGGAGATCAAAACATTAACGCATTTAATCAAATGTGGTCTGCTAATGCTGATCCTGATATTTTCAAGCTAAAGAATATTTTTGATGATAAGAATATGACAGCAGAGCAAAAAGCTAAAGCTAGAGATGAATTAATTGGCAAAGACCAAAAAACAAGGAAGATTTTTGAGGAAAAATGGAATAACATTAAGAAATTAGAGCAAACAGGATCTTTATAATGGATGAATTTAGCCAATTCTTAATGGGTGGACAGTCCAAAGCTCCTGCTCAAACTAATCCTAGCGGTGCAAATCAATTCAATGTTGGTAATGTAAGACCAACAGGAAAATCTACTGGGTTTGAACAGCCTGCCAATTATGAAGAAGGCATCAAGCTGATGGATCAAAACTTGAGCGCTTATGGAACAAAGCACAAGATTAATACTCTTAGAGGAGCTATTTCTAGGTGGGCCCCTCCTGAAGATAAAAATGATACTGAAGGCTACATTAAATTTGTTTCAGAAAAAACTGGACTAAAGCCTGATCAAGAAATCGATCTTACAAATCCTGCTGTTCGTCATGTAATTACTGGCCCTATGATGTTGATGGAAAAAGGCGGAAAGTCTATTTTTGGCTCAAAATCTCAACAGCCTGCTGATTCATTTTCATCATTTTTAATGGGTGGAGCTTCTCCTGAAGGAGAAAAATCTGAATCTACAGTAGGTGAAAAGCCAAAATCAAGTAGATTAGCCTCAACTCTTAAGGGCGCTGAGTATTTTGCAACTGGTGGCCCTATGATGCCTAAAGTTGTCAGAGAAAACTCAGTTGATTTAGGAAAGAATGTGGCAGCATTTTTGGATAATACAGTTGGTTCTATTATCCCATTTGGCGCTAAACAAATTGGCTATCTATTTGGTAGAACTATTGGCGATAGCCCTGAAAAAGCTGAACAAATCAGCACAAGAATGGCATCTATTGTTGATAAGCCATTTGGTAAAGCATTTGGCATTTCAAATGATCCAATGTATAAAAATGAAGCAACTGGCAAACTATTTGAATTTATTGGAGAGAATGTCGGTAAAGGCGCTGGTTGGATTGCGGATAAAACAGGATTACCAAAGTCAGACATTGAATGGATGATTAATACAGCACTTCCAAAGGTTACTGAAGTTGTTGGCGGTAAAGTTACCAAAACTGGCGGAAAAGCTGTAGAAAAACTTACTTCTGAATTTGAGCAAGCTAAAGCTAAATTAGAACCAACATTTGAAAATGTTCCAACAGTTGAAATTAAAGGTGTTGGATCTAAACCAACAGTAGAAGCTCCTGTTGCTGGCGCTACTGTTCCTGAGTCTGTAGGAACTCAGCCTAAAGTTGTTCAAAATGTAGAAAGAGCTATTGTTGTTCCTGAAGAAATGCCTGTAAATCGTGCTGAAACTAAGCCATTTACTCCTGATGAAATATCGGCTAGAGAGTCTTTACTTAATAAGATTGGCTTAGATGAAGTAAGAACATCAGCTCTTAATGCAAATCCTAAAGAAGCTGCTTCTCAATTTATTACATCTCAAGCAGACCAAGGCCCTTATGCAACAGGGATGACAAATCAGATTAATCTTGAAAAAGCTGCTTTAGACAATCACTTCAAGAAAATTCAGGATGAAACTGGCGGAACTGTTATTCGTCATGGCACTTCATTCCAAGAAGGCGATAAGATTAGAGTTGGTAAGACCATTAAAGATGCTTTGCAAGAAGGATATGAAGGGCATCAAAAAGGAACTACTGCGCTTTACAAAGAAGCTACAGATACCCTTGGAAATTCTCCAGTTCAGCTTGGCAAATTTAATGAGTTCTTAAAGGCTGATGAAAACTTTGCTTATCAGAATGAAAAAGGTTTGCAAACTGGTATTAATCAATTCCTAAGAAGAAAGCAATTCCTTGATGACAATGGCAATTTAAAGCCATTAACAGTTGCTCAAGCTGAAGAAGTTCGCAAATACATTAATAGCAAATATCATCACGAAACTAAGCAATTAGGCGGAGAGCTTAAAGGCTTGATTGATAAAGATGTATTTGAAGCAGTTGGTGGCGAAACTTACGAAAAGGCTCGTAAGCACTATCAAAAAGGTATTGAGGTTTACGACAATCCTAAAGCCGTTGGTGATTTGCTTGGAGATAATGGGGTAAATCAAAAGATACCTGATGAGAAGGTTGCATCAAAAGTTGTTACTTTGCCTAATAGCCAATTCAACCATTTATTCAATACTCTTGAGGCAGATGGACAAGTAGGAGCTGTTAATCAAATTAAAACTTCTCTTGTTGAGCAAATTAGAGAGGCTGGAAATAGCGCTAAAGATCAGCCATTTAACTCAGTAGCTGCTGCGAAAGAAGCTGCAAAGTTAAGCGAAAAGCTAAAAACTGCATTTAAAAATGATCCAAAAGGATTAGAAGCTATTTATGATGGTATAGAGGCTGCGGACATTCTATACATACCAAACAAATATCCTGGCGCTGGTGTTCAGACAAATATGTTGCAAAACAAATTTGTTGATGTAGGTATTCGTAGGGCATTTGGTAGCGCTGGCGGTGCTGTTGGTTCTCTTGCAGGGCCATTAGGTGCTGCTGGTGGAGCTATAGCTGGAGAAGCTGTTGGCGGAAAAGTAAGTGGCAAAGTTGCTGAATCAAAACAACAAAAAGCCCTTAAAAAAGAAATAAAATCTAAAGAGCAAGAAAAAAATAGCCTTCAAGATATTTACAAATTAAAGGATTAAAAATGGCATCAGTTCTCTTATCTCCATTTGGCAATGGACAACAATTTTTCGATAACAATGGGATTCCTCTTGCTGGAGGTTTGATTTATACCTATCAAGCAGGATCTTCTACACCATTAGTAACTTATACAGATAATGGCGGAAATGTAGCTAATGCCAATCCTATTGTTTTAGATGCTTCAGGAAGGCCTTCACAGGAAATTTGGTTGCTAACTGGGTTTTCTTACAAGTTTGTTTTAAAAACTGCTGATGATGTATTAATCCAAACTTTAGACAATATTTATCCAATTCTTCAAAATGCGCCTGTATCATCTCCTGCTGTTCCTGCTGGCTGCATCCTTTTATGGTCAGGATCAACAGGATCGATTCCTGCTACTTGGTATTTGTGCGATGGAACAAATGGAACTCCTGATTTAAGAAATAGCTTTATTGTTGGCGCTGGTTCTAGTTATGCAGTAAATGCAACAGGCGGAACTGCTGATGCAATTGTTGTTTCCCATACTCATAGCGCAACTTCAACTTCTGTTGTTACTGATCCTGGGCATCATCATAGTGGTGATCAATCAGTTTCAAGTGGCGATATTGGCGCATATTACAGCGGTGGTTCAGCTTCTGTTCACGATACAACAACTAGCACAACAGGCATTACTGTTGCGACAACAACCACAAATTCTTCAACTGGTGTAAGCGGAACTAATGCTAATCTTCCTCCATATTATGCTCTAGCCTATATTATGAAAGGCTAAGATTAGATATGTCTTTTGAGATTGATCCTGTGAAATATGGTGTTCTTTGGCAAAAGGTTGAAAACTATGAAACAAAGTTTGAGGCTTTAGAAAAGAAAATTGACAAAATGGAAGGCAACATTGAAAAGTTGCTAGAAAACCAAGCACATCAAAAAGGCGCTGGTTGGTTAGCAATTGGTATGCTTTCTGTTTTATCTACTATTGGAGGCTGGTTTATTCATTGGTGGATTAAATGAGAGAAATACTGTTTATTTGGGCTGTTTTAATTGGTGTTGCCTTTGCTTATTCAGCAAAAGCTCAAGATACAACTATGGTTATGAAATACCAAGGTCAGCCAGTACCTTCAGCTATTGCTCCATCTATGTCAGCATTTAGCCAAGATGTATGCGGTATTCCTGTTAGTGGAGCTATTAGCTCTACAGTTATTGGAGTTTCAGGCGGTTCTGTTTATACAGACTCAAACTGCGAAAGAATCAAATTAGCTAAAACTCTTAATGATTTAGGCTTAAAGGTTGCTGCGGTATCAACTTTGTGCGCTGATGATAGGATTTGGGATGCCATGATGATGTCAGGAACTCCATGCCCTATTGATGGCTTAATTGGCGATGAAGCTCGTAACGAATGGATTAAGCAAAAACCAAAGAAATTTGAAAAACTATATGGCAAAGTTCCTAGTTTCGTTGCTGTTCCTACTGGTAACAAGTAATGCCCAAGCAAATTGTTACGCTGGCTCATGGAATAATGGATTGCCAGTTTACGGCTCTCTTTTTGTTGATGGTGGAACAAGCCTTGCTCAATGCCAAGCGCTTGCTTGTCAAATCTACCCAAGTATTTCGCAAAGCTGTCCGCAAGCTGCTCCTATCTGCACTTCAACCTTTATTGAAAAGACAGAAAGCTGTCCGCCAAACTTTAGTGGAGCAAAAAGGTCAAAACAAGAAACCAAAACTTGTAGCGATGGAACAGTTACGCAATTTCCTTGGCAACTTTACTCAGATACTTGCGTATTAAATCCTCCATCATGTCAAACAACCAGCCAACAACAAACATTGAGTTGTCCAACAGGATACACAGGGAACATAATTCAAACTCAAACATCAATTTGTCCTACTCCTTACTCACAAGCCGTTATGGGAAACTGGATAACAACGACAAATACTTGCGTAAAAAGCGTAACAAATCCAACAAATGTGATGAGTCCAGTAAGCCCTGTATCGCCTGTGAACCCTACAAGCGTGGTGAATCAGAGTTCCAACATATCTGCCCAAACAACCCTATCCTCAGTTGCAACTGCTCCAATCTCAAGTTCTGTGCCGAACTCCCCAATGACAATGGATGGATCAAATGCCCTGAAAGCGGAAAAATCTGCTCCCTCATCGACTGCCCAAACGGATGTAAAGGTGACTCCCCAAGAGAGTCCGAAGGGGAAAACAAAGTCTGCGGTTGGCCTTGTGTTGTCATTGGAAACCATTGTGAAACCAACGATGAATCAGCCTAGTGTATTTTCTGAGCCTCAGTTGGTTCAAGGGTTGCCAAATGAAATATTGTTAAGCAATCAATTATTCTTAGATGTATATGGGCAGTCTTTTTACAATCAGACAGATAAACTTAATCAAATAATTAAAGATAGTGTGGAGATAGAACAATGAGCGATTTAGAAAAATTAGATAAAGTCCAAGGTTTTGTAGAAAAATGGGTAACTTGGGCCAAACAAAATACCATGATTGCTGGCATTGCATTGACAGGAATTCCTATTGTATTTGGCGCAGGCTATACAGGGATTACTAAGTTTAATGAATTGAAATCTATGTATGAAAGCTATGATGATGTTTCATCAACTGCTTTAAAGGCTTTGCGTAAGGTAGAGGCTTTGGAAGAAAAAAACGCAGAATTGCGTGAAACAGTTATGAAGCTACAAGAAAGAGCTGCTGAAACTATGATTAATTCTAGGGAAGCAAAGGTTGTTTCAGAGTCTGTTCAAAAGGAACTTAGAGCTGGATTGTCTGCTCAAAAAGTAGAGTTGGAAGTTACAGCATCTTCTTTGCGATCAGAGATGAATACTTTAAAAAGAGCAACAACTAACAGATTAGGACAATAAAATGCTATCTTTATTCTCAACATTAGGCGGTCTATTAATCTCAGGATTGCCAAAATTATTAGACTTTTTCCAAGATAAAGCCGATAAAAAACATGAGCTAGAGTTGGCTCAAATGCAGACTGAGCGTGAGCTACAGATGCTAGAGCGTGGATATTTAGCTCAAGCTAAAGTTGAAGAAATTCGCACAGATCAGATTGCAATTAACGCTGATATGGAAATGACCAAAGCAGCTTATGAGCATGATGCCAAGGTTTTAGAAAGAGCTTCCCCTTGGGTTTCATCATTTGTTGGTACTGTAAGACCAATGGTTACTTATTTGTTTGTTATTGAATTGTTTGTAATTAATGTAGGTATTGGTGTTTATGCCTTTACTCATCCAGGCATTATTAACAATATTGACGATTTAATTAAGATTGCCCAAGAAATCTTTAGTGATGATGAAATGGCTATGCTTGGTGGAATTATTGGCTTTTGGTTCGGCTCTCGTAATTGGGGTAAGAAGTGAAAGTAAGCTCTAAAGCCATTCAAATGATTAAACATCATGAAGGTGTAAGACAAAAGCCGTATAAATGCCCAGCTAAATTATGGACAGTCGGTGTAGGTCATGTTCTGTATCCAAGGCAAGGAGCATTAAAACTAGAGGACAGAGATAGTGTTCCTTTGGAATATAAAGATGACAGAACATTTACTATGGAAGAAGTTGAAAACATCCTGAGAGGCGATTTAGAGCGTTTTGAGCGTGGAGTTGAAAGATATTGCCCAGTTAAACTTACTCAGGGCCAGTTTGATGCTCTTGTCAGCTTTAGTTTTAATCTTGGCTTGGGTGGGCTGCAAAGATCAACTCTTAGGCAAAAAGTATTAAGAGGCGATTTTGAAGGTGCTTCTAATGAGTTTTTAAAATACACCATTGGTGGTGGTAAAGTCTTAAAAGGCTTGGTAAATCGCAGAAATGACGAAAAAGCGTTATTTTTATCTTGAAAGGGTAAAAAATGAAAGAATCTAAAGAAGTTCAAAAAAGAGAAGAAATGCAAATGATTAAATTGCGTAATGCAGTTTATGAAGTCAAACAAGAACTAAAAAAACATGAGAAAGAGCCTATGAATAAGGCTCATCCCATGAAAAATTAATTAAAGTTTTTTTAATTTAGCTTCAACTTCTTCTAGAGTATGGATTCTGCTTTTTGACCAAGCTAGATTCCATATTCTTAAAGCAACATCGTTTGGATTAAAAACATCAGGAAAAGTTTCAAAGAATTGCTTTTCGCACTCATTCTCAGGAATTGCCATATCTCCTGCGAATGGAACTTTTTCAATAATCATCTAATCCTCGCTACTTTGGCTTTACGCAATACAGCTTCATATTGCTCTTTTGCTCGATCATCTAACTTTCGAAGCGGAAGATTTTGCCAGTAGGCCCATTTATCCAAATATTCCTGTTGTTCTGATGGAGGAGTCCATCCAGCAAGCCTCCATCTAGCAGTTATATCTGTTCCTGGTGCAGTCCAAATATGCTCGGTCATCATCTCTCCTTAAAATGGAATGTCATCTTCAATGTTAGCCAAATCTGCTGGCTTTGTTGATGGAGTTGCTCCTTTTTCTTCAGGCTCATTCAAGTAGGCAAGAATAGAACCTTCTTTCATGGCATACATAGGCAAAGACTCAATCTTTAACATCATGCCATGCTTGGTTTCCATAACAATTCCAATGGTCTGATAGCGCTTTTTCATATTGCCATCATCGCCTTTGAACTCTGATACTGCTGCTTTTACAAAATATTTAACTGCCATTTCTTTTCTCCATTAAATTAACTTCTGCTTCTACTTCACTTAAAAATTGTTTAATTTCTGCTTCCATGTTGGCAATAAACTCATAATCTCTAGGAACATTCACAATCAACAACTGGCTTCTCTCAGGCATCCTTGGATCAAACGATACAAAATCGCACCATTTAGCGCCTGTTACAGCCATCTGAGCCTGCATCTGAATAAAGTATTTAGTTGGTGGCTCGTTAGCTTTAATGTAACTCCAATGAGTTGCTGAATTAGGGCATTTAATCTCAATAAGGCCATCATCGCCAACAAGTCCATCAGGAGAACAACCAAAGCCAGCAATAGATGGATGGTCAATAAATGCAACCTGATCCACAAAATTATTGGTTTTAACTTCATAAGCAACCCTAGCTTGTGGTTCGGTTTGAGTTCCCCATTCCATAGCTGAATTGGTATAAGATTCTTCTATGGTCTTTGTAACTCGTTGCAAGGCAAGCTCAATCAGATAGTTATTGCGACTCGCTGAAGGCCCTGTCTTTGTCTTTGCAAGGATGTCAGCTACCCTAGAAGCGGTAACTTTACCCAAGCGAAGCTGATGCCATTCAGGAGTTCCCTGTTGAACTGAAACCCTATCTTCTGTTGTAAATGTAGTCATTTGTCCATCCATATATAAATAAGTATTGCAATCATTACAAGCCAAGTAACAGCTCCAGTTAAAGCCAAAATCGTAATTAATAAATTAATCATTTAATGGCTTCCATTTCTCTTTTAAAGATTTCTTTAAATAAAGCTCTAAGCTCCAAGCTGTGCTTTTTTGGCATCTTTGGCGCTTGAAATCTTGGCGATTGCTGATTTGTCTTTAAGGACAACTGCATAGGCTTTGCTATACGCATCTTTTAATTCTCCAATGTCTTTGCATAAATTAATTTGTTCAAGCCAAAAATCAGTTTCTTTGCCTAAATCAACTGGATCTTCATCAGGCAAATCCTCTCCTGAATAGATATATAGGGCAAGACCATGCAGAGCTATGGCTTTGACCAAACAACGCTGCATAGCGGTATTTACAGCCATTGCATCAGGGTTCGCAATAGCTTTGTTTTGGTTGTTAATGACAGGCATCTGAGCTGTCATAGTTTTGCCAAAAGCCGTAACTGAGCAAAATACCATGAGAGTTTCAGCAAAATAAACAGGATCACCATAAGTCCAGGTGGCAGTTGGATCTTGTTGGAGGAGCTGATCCACAGCCCAAGACCATGACAGATAGGTAAATTTACCTTTTTTCTCTGTATGTTCGTTTACATTGATTTTGCGTAGTTCTAAAAATTTGGTCATCACTTTTTCCTTTTAATCGTTTAAATATCCAGCAGCGTAATCTTCTTGAGCGTGTTCTTCTGCAAACAATTCCATACGCTCATAAGCCAAGTAAAACAACTTCTTACCAAGGGCCTCGTAATCTCTTTCAGTAATATGCTTTTTGAGCATTTCTTCAATGATTAGGCGGTCAGCTTCTTTGGCTTCTGAAATACATTCAGCAAAGTTGTTGTAATCGGTAGGGTCATAGTCTGATTGCATGAGGTCTGATACACGATCAGCAATCAAATCTCCTGAATCATCATCTTCAGGCTCGTAGTAGCGGTCATTGTTAATCATTAGAAGCCTCCTGTTCTGTAAACATAAACAAGTCCTAATGTAATGCCGATGCAAGCTCCTAAGAGCATTGCACCTAATATTTCTAGATTGGTTGATTGTTTCATACAGTCACCTCATTGCGTGTATCTGTATGTTCAAAAAAATAATGTTTAACTTGGTTTAGGATTTGTTCAGCTTGCTCTGTCTTGCCCATGAGAATTAACTCTTGAGCATCTGATACTAGACCAGCTATATACATATTGATGTTGTATTGGCGCTTGAATTGTGTATCAAGCATTTCTGTGGTGCATCCAAAAATATCTATTTCTGTATAAGTTTTTTTCATTTTCTTTCCCTTCATCACTTGTTAATAAAATTTACTGCATGGGTGTAACTATACACGAATTTGACAGTTCGCAACACTTTTTTTTAATTATTTTCATAGGGGTTTCCCTAATAAATAAATTTCACAAACTTATGAAAGTGGTATATAGTCTAGCCTGTAACTTACGAAAGGAAACTATGAAACCATTTGATGCTTTAAAGCTAGAGTTTGGTGTTTTAGCCAATCTAGCAAAGCCTTTAGGGGTGAGAGAGAACGCTATTTACCAATGGTCTAAGCGTGGAATTATCCCAATTAAACATATTAGAACCTTGATTGATTTGTCGGAAGGCCGTTTGACCAAAGAAATGCTTAGACCTGATCTATTCAAAAAGGACTGAAATGCACTATTACAACTTCAACATTGGGGATTACATGAAGCATACGCTCCATTTGACTCCTGAAGAAGATTTGGCATACAGAAGGTTGTTGGATATGTATTACGATACAGAATCGCCAATACCCAGCAATATCCCATCGGTTAGCCGTAGGTTAAGGATGGATTCTAAAGTTGTTGAATCTGTATTAAATGAGTTTTTTGAATTGACTGAAGAAGGCTATAAAAACTATCGTGCTGATGGTGAAATTGCCGATTATCACAAGTTTTTGGAAAAGCAGAAATCTAATGGAAGGCTTGGCGGTAGGCCTAAGAAGGGTAAGAAACCCATTGATAACCCATCGCTAACCCAAGCTGAACCCAAAAAAAGCCTAAACAACAAACAACAAACAACAAACAACAAACAAATAAATACTACTCCCAAGGTCGTAACCCCTGAAGGGGTGTCTGATGATTTATGGAATGATTTTTTAATTTATAGAAAAAGACTTAAAGCGCCTATAACTGATCGAGTTCTTACAAGGTTAGTAAAAGAAGCTAATTTAGCCAAAATGCCTTTGTCAGAAGTATTGGAAACAATCATGTTTAAGGGTTGGAGATCATTTGAGGCTTCATGGATTACTCAAGCGGTTCAGAAAGCCTCAGAAATGCCTCTAGGAAGCGATAAACAGATTGAGGAGGCATACAGAGTTGAATGTGGTGGAAATCCTTCCACAGCTCGTTTTAATAGTTATTTTGAGATGAAGAAGTTTATTTTGGATTTTAGAGATAAGAAAAAGAGGGTTGCATGAATTACCTAAGTGTTTGTTCTGGAATAGAGGCTGCAACAGTTGCTTGGCATCATATGGGCTGGAAGCCAGTTGGATATAGCGAAATTGAAAAATTTCCTAGTGAAGTGTTAGCTCATCATTATCCTGATGTGCCTAATTTTGGTGATATGACTCAATATAAAGATTGGAATATAAATGGAACAGTTGGACTTTTGGTCGGAGGAACTCCCTGCCAATCATTTAGCGTTGCAGGCCTTAGGAAAGGACTTGAAGATCCAAGGGGAAACCTTGCACTCACCTATGTTGGAATTCTTGATAAGTTTAGACCCAAGTGGTTCATTTGGGAAAATGTGCCAGGTGTCCTCAGTTCAAACAAAGGAAGGGATTTTGGATCCTTCCTCGGAGCGTTGGTTGAACTCGGCTATGGGTGGAGCTACAGGGTGCTTGATGCTCAACACTTCGGAGTCGCACAGCGCAGAAGAAGGGTGTTTGTTGTCGGACATCTTGGAGATTGGAAACCTACCGCAAAAGTATTATTTGAGTCCGAAAGCCTGCGCAGGAATACTAAACAGAGCGGACAAAAGGGGGAAAAAATTGCCAAATGCCTTACGACTCGCATTAGAAATGACTTTGAAACAGAACAATTTGTAACTTATGTTGCTGAAAAAGCGCCTACTTTGCTGAGTTCTGCTGCAGGATTAAGCAGGCCAGGATCTGATACAACTGCTGATAGTCAATACATAGCTTATGCCATACCAATACATGACCAAGCAACTAGATTAAATAAGGGTAATGGCCTTGGTATTGGTGCTGATGGAGATCCTAGCCCTACTCTTACTCGTGGAGATATTCATATGGTTGCTCATGCCTTTAAAGTTAGGGGTGGCTGCGAAGGTGGTGGTAAAGGCTACTTAGGAGCTGATGAAACTGCTTTTACTCTATCGACTTTGCAAGACCAACATATCTATCATCAAATGGCAGTTCGTAGGCTTACAGAGGTTGAATGTGAGCGTTTACAAGGATTTCCTGATAACTATACAAACATTAAAGAAAATTGCCCTAGTGGCCCAAGATATAAGGCATTGGGTAATTCAATGGCAGTTCCAGTAATGCGTTGGATTGGCGAAAGAATAAACAAGTATGAGAATGGAAACCTATAAACATCAATGTATGGTTAGGCAACTAATCAAATGGCGAAGGGATTGGGGTTTGCGTGAATTTAGAGAATATATGCACAAATACAAAAGTAAGTTTGGCTATAAGTTGTTAAGGGATTTTGAAGATCAGTGGACAAAAGGTAACAGAGCTAGTGAAAAAGGAGAATGGAAGTGAATTTAGACAAATTGGATGAAAACAGGGTTGAAATGGCATTGATGAAATTGGCTGAAAGCAATGAACTCCATGCTGCTTTAGGCGGACAAGTGAATTACCTGGCAGAAGGCATTAAACAAGCCAAGGCTCATGCTTTTTTGCTGGCTGAAGGCGGAGTATCAGAAAGAGAACAAAAAGCCATAGCAAGTGAAAGATATGCCCAGGCTTTAGATGCCCATTTACAGGCTTATGTGCAATTTAAGAAAATAGACAATGAGCGACAACATGAACAGCGCATCATTGATATTTGGAGAACTTTATCAAGCAATCGCAGACAAGGAGCTATATGAACGCATATGAACTAGCAATTGACAGAGCAGAAAACCCATTTTTATTCCCTGATGACAATGCCAAAGATTTTAGAAAACTGGCTAAAGCCATTCAAAAACAAGAAAAGCAAATAGCTGAATTACAACAAGAAGTAACAACTCTTAAACAAATGTTAAATAAGGAATGATATGAAAGACTTTAGCTTACCCTACTTAAACGCAAAACGACTCTTAGAGCAGTATTACCTAGCTGCTATTGCTCAAAACAGAGATGAAGTTAGAAGAATTGCTAACGAATTGGTAGAAGTTGCCTTAAAACTAGAAGATATTTCCCATGAATCATTTGAGAATTAAGAAGTTTGACCAGCAACTCCACGACAAATACGATCCGCCAGCTCGAAAAGCAGTAGCGGATTGGATTGAAATGAAGTGGGGGTTACAGGCTTTGGATAATCCTAATATTTACGGCACAGACTTAATTGTTTATAGAAATGGTCTGCCAGTTGGTTTTGCTGAAGTAGAAGTCCGCCAATGGAATCCATACTGTCCATTTGAAACAATTCATGTTCCTGCAAGAAAAAGGCATATGCTAGAAGTTCCAAAAACGCTATTCTTTGCATTAACTCAGGATATGACTCATGCTTATTGGATTAAAGGAGCAACTGCTTTGGCTTTCCCATATTGGGAATTAGAAGATGAAACCAAGCATGAGCTTTACTATGATGTTCCAAAGAATCTTTTTAAATTTGTTGATTTGACTGAACCCTTCTAATGGCAACCAAAGCGGAAAAAGAGTTATATGGAAGAATCTCAAGCCTCGGCTGCATCCTTTGTTATCACTTGGGCAACGGAGGAACTCCATGCGAAATCCATCACATTAGACGATTTGGAGGCAAAAGAGATAATGCTCCAGTTATCGGACTATGTCCTGAACACCACAGAGGAAATACAGGTGTTCATGGTCTTGGAGCAAAAGGGTTTGAAAAACATTATCAAATTGGACAAGAAGATTTGCTTGAAATAACGGAGAAATTGCTTGCTAGTTCTTAATTTACCCCTTCCCCCTTCAGTCAATACTTACTGGAGAGCTAATGGCAAAAGGCGCTTTATTTCTAAAGAAGGTATGTTGTTTAGAGAAAATGTGACTGAATATTGCATTGAAAACAAAGTTCCTAGCTTTGGTGAAAAGCGTTTACATTTTCAAGTTACGCTATATCCAAGAGATAGGCGCATCCAAGATATTGATAATCGGATTAAGGCTCTTTTTGATGCACTAGAAGGCTGGGCTTATGACTCGGATTCCCAAATTGATGTGCTAATTGTTCAGCGTGGAGAAATTCGCAAAGGTGGCGGATGTCTTGTAATGATTGATGAAATAGGTATTGACAACTGCAATCAATAAGGCAAAATGTAGCTTCAAACCCCATTTCTATAGGAGAAATAACATGGGCAAAATGGATTCAATGAAGGGTATTCCTTCAGTAACTGGTGCTAAAGCTCCTGCTGGCGCTACTTCTTCAGATAAAACTGGTGAGCGCATGGAGCGTAAAACTGGTGGTGTTGCTATGGGTAAAGAAGATGCTGTTGGTAAAGACAAGCTATTCAATACTGGCAAGACAGAAGGTGTTTGCTATACGCATAAGCGTGGCTAAATAAGCGAAATGCCCTAGCGTGAAGGTCTAGGGCATCTCTAACCAAAACAACTAACCTGGGAGTTGTATGGCTGTTGTAAATTCTAAAGATGGTTGCAGTTCTTGTATATATTTCCAATCAACTGGGAATGATTTTATAGGATCATGCAGAAGATACCCTACTTACCAAAACCGACATGGTTCGGAATGGTGTGGGGAATTTGTCATTGTTCCTCCAAATCCAGTATTTGAAACAATGGTTCAAGATATTGAAATTAGCTTCAAATCTTTTGATGAAGCAAAAGAAAAGCGCAAAAAAGTTATTGAGGAAGCTGGCAAAGTAGTGCCAAAAGCCAAAGGCAGACCAAAAAAGGTGGCGGTATGAAACTAAAACCATTAGCCGATAAGATTGTTGTAAAGCCTGATGCTAGAGAACTTAGCTCCATTATCTTTGTGGAAAACAAGGAAAAGGACAATATGGGAACTGTTGTGGCAGTTGGCCCAGGCAAAGTAATCAATGGTCGCAGACAAGATATGCCAGTAGAAGTGGGCGCTTATGTCCGATTTGGCACTATGAACGATAACGCTAAAGACGAATATCTTAAGTATTTTGAGTATTTTGAAGATGGAGAGCGTTATTTAGTTATGAGTTGGCAAGATGTCTGCTTTATGGAGGAGCGCAATGTTTAAATGGCTTAAATCATTATTTCTTGAGAAAACCCCTCATGTTAAGTTTGATGAACCTCAAGTTCCAAAGAAAAGACCAAGACTGTATAAGCAAGCAGTAGTAGTAACTAAGGGCGAATTACCTCAACCAAAGGAAACTAAAATGGCAACTAAACCTGGCTTATATGCCAACATTCATGCAAAACAAGAGCGTATTGAGAAGCAAAAGGCTTCAGGCGCTAAAAAAGTGGAAACCATGCGTAAGCCTGGTACTAAAGGCGCTCCAACTGCCGAAGCCTTCAAACAAGCTGCAAAAACTGCAAAGAAGAAATAATCATGGCTACTAAAAAACATGACAAGCCTATTCCGCATAAGACTACAGGCAAAGACAAAACCTACAATCCTACTGAAAAAGGCGCTGGAATGACTGCCAAAGGTAGGGCTGAATACAATGCCAAGAACAATGCAAACCTAAAGCCTCCTGCTCCAAATCCTAAGACAAAAGCTGATGCTGGTCGTAAAGCCTCCTTTTGTGCAAGGATGGAAGGAGTAGTAAAGAAAGCCAAAGGCCCAGCAGAAAGAGCAAAAGCATCCCTTAAAAACTGGGGTTGCAAGTAAAAGTTAGCTAATCATTAGGCGAAAACTAAAGTTGGAGTTAGGCTGTAAAGAAAGCCAAATGTTGATAGCTGTAGTGAGTAGCCAATTTTTTAAAAGGAAAAACCATGACAATTACCCTAAAAGATCTAACAATCCAAGATGTTGAATTTATGATTGGTGCTTTATCAAAAGGCGAATATAGCCTAGTAGCTCCAGTAATCGACAAGATTAAAGTTCAAGCTATTCCTCAAGCCCACGCAATCCTACAAGCTGAAGCAGATGCAAAAGCTCAAGAATTAGTAGAGAATGGCGAAAAGACTACTGAAGAAGCAAAATGAGCGAAACAGCAAATCCTGTAGGCAGACCAACTGAGTATGATCCTTCATATTGTCAGAAGGCTATTGAGCTTGGAGATAAGGGTAAATCCTTAGAACAAATCTCAGGCGCATTAGGCATTACTTACAGGACTTTGTGCAATTGGAGAGATTCCCATGAGGAATTTTTTCATGCCTTGGAGGAAGCCAAGATTCGAGAGATGATTTGGTGGGAAGAACACGCTCAGGCTTACCTTGTAGAACATAAGGATGGGGAAAAGCTGAATGTTGGTCTATGGTCTAGATCGATGGCTGCTCGATTCCCTAAGAAGTATTCAGAGCGCATCAAACAAGAGCTAACTGGAGCAGAAGGCGCTCCATTGCTTAAAGGTGTAGAAATTACCTTTGTAGAGCCTAATGCAAATCGATCAGAAGATTAAGGATGCAATTTCTAGGATAAGATTTCCTAAGAAATTTGAGGCTTTATTTAAACCTGAAAAGGTTCGTTATCGCATATTCTATGGTGGTCGAGGCGGTGCAAAGTCTTGGTGCTTTGCTAGGGCATTGCTTGCAAAAGGCACAAAAGAGCCATTGCGTATCCTCTGCGCCAGGGAATTCCAAACATCCATTAAAGACTCAGTTCATAAGCTATTGTCAGACCAAATATATGAATTGGGCATGGAAGCCTTTTATGAGATTACTCAGACAACCATTAGAGGAATCAATGGCACAGAGTTTATCTTTGTAGGCATCAAGAACAATACAAACAATGTGAAGTCTATTGAAGGTATTGATATTTGCTGGGTGGAAGAAGCTCAATCGGTATCAGCTAATAGCTGGAATGTCCTAATACCAACAATTCGTAAGCAAAACTCAGAAATTTGGGTATCGTTTAACCCTGAATTACCTACTGATGACACTTGGAAGCGGTTTGTTGAGAATCCTCCTGAAAGCTCAGTAGTTGTAAAGGTGAACTGGGATGACAACCCTTGGTTTCCTGATACCCTCAATTTGGAGCGTTTATCCTTAAAACAAAGGGATATATCTGCTTATAACAATGTATGGGAAGGCGCAACTCGAAATACAGTTGATGGCGCTATCTTTGCTAAAGAGATGGAAATGGCGGAGCTAGAAGGTAGGATTGGTACTGTTCCTTATGACTCTACCAAACCAGTTCATGCTGTTTTCGACTTGGGCTGGGCCGACAATACTGCCTGTTGGATCATCCAATTTGTAGGCTTTGAGATTAGGGTATTGCGTTATTTTGAGGATAGCCAAAAGAATAAC